CGCAGATTTATCTGTTTTTCAACTCCGGTGTCGCCATCGACATCACCCTCCGCATCGGCCTGCCCCAACTGGAGCAGGGTGCCTTTGCAACCTCCGTCATCCCCACCACCACCACCGCGCTGACCCGCAACGCCGATGTGGCTTCAGTGAATACGCTGTCGCCTTGGTTTAACGCGAGTGCCTCTACGCTTTACACAGAGTTCACTACGCCAGTGCCGACTTCTGTAACAGCATCAGCAGTGGTCGCAGGATTTGACGACGGCACTGCAAATAACAGGTTCTCAAACTTTTATACATCAAACACAGGCGCTATTTCAGCAAACCAAACTATTGCCGGGGCTCCGTCGTTTACCATTTCTGGCGCATCCGGGCTAACACTTTCTAATGTGCAAAAAGCTGCCACAGCTTACGCCGCAGGAAGTTACGCCATGTCAGTCAACGGCGCTGCTGCAGTACCGGACGCATTTGCAAGTGCACCTCCAACTGTTAACACAATGAGGATTGGCCTGCGGCCTAGTGGCACTCAAGCAAATATGTACCTCCGCCGCATCACCTACTACCCCCGCCGCCTGAGCAATGCCGAACTTCAGGCAATAACCCTGTGACCTACGACCCCTTCGACCCATTCAACGAGGTGCCCATGTACACCGATTACTTCCTGAAATTCGCTGACGAAGCCGAGGCCAACGAGGTGCTGTTCACCGAGCAGACCAACGTGCAAGACGATGTGGTCGAGACGGTGCTGGTGCCCAAGTACGCGGCGGTGGATGTCGTTGGCGTGATCTACAAGCCCACGGGCAACACCCTGATGACCGAAGAGGGCGAGGTGTTTGAACACGCGCCCATCGAGGGCTGGCATGTCAACGTGCGCCACACCGACGAGGCTCCTGAGTTGGACGCCTACAAGGTCGAGGTCAAGACTCCCAGCAGGGCATGGGCGTGATATGGCTACCGCTCCGCTCAACAAATCCAAGATGGCTTGCAACGCGCCACGCGCTACGCCTGGGCACCCTAAAAAGTCCCACGTGGTCAAAGCCTGTGCTGACGGCAAAGAGAAGGTCATTCGGTTTGGAGAGCAGGGCGCTTCAACGGCAGGTAAGCCCAAGGCCGGTGAGTCCGAGCGCATGAAGACAAAACGGGCTTCCTTCAAAGCGCGGCACAGTGCTAACATCGCCAAGGGCAAGATGTCCGCAGCCTACTGGGCCGATAAAGTTAAGTGGTAGGGTGGAGTTGGAATGGATTCGCTCGTATGGAACACGCTTCTTACGGTCTTCCTCGGTCTGCTGGGGTGGGTCTTGGCTGAGAAGGCGAAAGAGATCAACCGACTTGGCATCCTGCTGAACAAAACGCGGGAAGAGGTTGCCAAGGAATACGTCACCAAGGTGGAAGTCCATGCCGATATTAACCGTGTTCTGGATCGCCTTGACCGTCTGGATACTAAGCTGGACCGCTTGGTAGAGGCGCATAAGAATGCCGGTTAAGTCCGAGAAACAGCGCAGGTTTATGTATGCTTCACTTGCAGGCAAGACTGATGTCCCGCCCAGCGTAGCGAAGAAGTTTGTTGGTCCCAAAGCACATGCCGAAGGAGGCATCATGAAAGAATCGAAGAAGATGGTTGGCAAGGAACTGGCCTTCATGAAGAAAAAGGGCGCTCCGAAGTCCATGATCAAGCACGAGATGGCAGAAGCCAAAGGCAAGGGCTACGCCCGTGGCGGCGGCATTGAGTCCAAGGGCAAGACCAAGGGCAAGATGATCAAGATGATGGGCGGCGGTAAGTGCTAAGGAGCCGGAAATGAAAAAGCGCAATTTCCGTTACGACGAGGGTGGTGAAGTCACCTACGGCGAAGACGAGCGCCCTGCTGCTACGGGAATGTCTGAAGCAGCGGAGTTGATGCCCGAGAAGCCCAAGGATAAGCCGAAGGCCAAGACCAAGCCTCCGGGTGGAACCCCCGGTGGAGCTATGCGTGGGCAGCGGGCGGAATCGCCTTCACCTCAGCGAATTGAAGTTACGGCCAAGCGGGCTCCGAAAGACGACGAGACCAAGTCCGTGTCTGAGCGTGCCAAGGCAGCACGTGAGCGTGCCCGCATGGGTGGGACCAGCACAGATGATCGCTCTGTGACTGAACGCATGGGTGGCTCTGAGCGCAAGGGCTCTTCCACCTCGACGGATACCCGCTCACTTGCTGACCGTATGAAAGCCATGCGCGAGAGCGCTCGGTCTAGCAGCACTGGGACTGATACCCGCTCGGTCGGTGAGCGTATTCGTAGTACGCTTGGTTTCGCCAAAGGTGGCTCCGTCAAAGGTGGCTCCGTCAAGGGCGGCGGCTGCGAACAGCGTGGCCTTCGCAAGTGCAAGGTGATGTGACATGATCGCAAGTCGTGGCATGGGCGCTATACGTAAAGGCGTTGTAAAAAAGCGCCGGGACAACACCGACTTTTTGGAAGGTGGCAAGCGCCATGCCCGCAGGGACAACACCGACTTTACTGAGTACGCCGAGGGCGGCAGCGTGAACGAGGCTGGCAACTACACCAAGCCTGGGATGCGGAAGAGTCTTTTCGAGTCCATCAAGTCCAGGGCGGTGCAAGGTACTGGTGCAGGTCAGTGGAGCGCTCGTAAGGCGCAGCTTCTTGCCAAGCAGTACAAGGCCAAGGGCGGCTCGTACAAGGACTGACATGAAGGCCCCGCAGCAGAGTCTGAAGGACTGGACCGCGCAGAAGTGGACGACCAAAAGTGGCAAACCTTCTAGCAAGACCGGCGAACGCTACCTCCCCAAGGCAGCTATCGAGTCCCTCACTCCTGCTGAGTACGCTGCCACCACTCGGGCCAAACGCGCAGGTAAAGCCGCAGGCAAACAGTTTGTCAAGCAGCCTCCCAAGGTTGCTGCAAAGACCGCTAGGTTCAGGTAATGGCTTGGTCTGACGTACTTAAAGCAGTCATCCCAATCGTGGTGGCGGCACTTGCGTGGTTGCTCGGGCAGGTAAACTCGTTCTCAGAGCGTTTGACCAAGATTGAAGGCTCTATGCCCGCGCTCATCACGTCTACTGGCGTGCCCACAGACAGTCCGATTTCTGCGGAGAGGCGGGCTCTTATGAAAGAGCAGTTGATGACACACATCAACGAACTTCAAGTCAAGGTGCGGCTGCTGGAAGAACGTGAACGGATTGGGAAGAAACAATGACAACCTCCGGCACCACTGCATTTAATCTCGACTTAAATGAGTACGTCGAAGAAGCATTCGAAAGATGCGGTGCTGAGTTGCGCACAGGATATGACTTGCGTACTGCAAGACGTAGCCTAAATCTTCTCTTTGCAGACTGGTCGAACCGTGGCATAAATTTGTGGACCGTAGAGCAAGGCTCACAAGTTCTCACTCCTGGCACCAATACCTACACGCTGCCTGCTGACACGGTGGACCTGATTGAGCATGTGATTCGCACGGGCGCGGGTAACGTCTCCACGCAGACGGACTTGACCATCACGCGCATCAGTGTTTCTACGTACTCGTCCATCCCGAACAAGCTGCAGCAGGCAAGACCGATTCAGGTGTGGATCAACCGCCAAGCCGACGCTCCGCAGTTCACTGTCTGGCCCACGCCTGACAATTCTCAGACCTACACATTCGTCTACTGGCGACTGCGCCGCATACAGGACGCCGGTGCTGGCGGTACGTACACGCAGGACATCCCCTTCCGGTTCCTCAATGCTTTGGTAGCTGGACTAGCATACTACTTGTCCATGAAGATTCCTGGCGCGATGGAGCGTATGGCTACGCTGAAACAGCAGTACGACGAAGCGTGGGATCTGGCTAGTTCCGAGGACAGAGAAAAGGCAGCCATTCGTCTGGTCCCAAGAGAAATGTTTATTTCTTGAGTATGCCGCACAAAGATCCTCTCGCCGCTAAAGCTGCTAAACGTGCGTATTATTTGGCGCACAAGGAGCAGTTTTATCTTACCGGTAAGCGCCGTAGAGAAAGGCTTCAACAAGAAGCAAAGGCAAGGAAAGAGGCTGAAGCGCTAACCCCAAAGCCCGCAACCCTACGAGTATGTGAAGACTGTGGTATAGACATTACATTCGTGTACAACCCAAAACATGGGCCGCATTGCAGGCCTTGCGTAATGGCTTACCACAAGGCTTATAGAGAGGCTAATGCGGACAAAATTGCTGCGCAAAAATTAGAATGGAAGCAAGCTAACAGAGAGCACGTTGCAGCAAAAGACAAGGCATATGCTGAAGCAAACCCAGAAAAAAGGACACTAGCTCGCAAGAAATGGGCTGCCGCCAATCCGGGCAAGGATGTTGCCTCAAAAGCCTTAAACGCCCAAAAGCGCAAGAAACGTATTCCAACTTGGTTGTCTGAAGATGACAAGTGGATGGTTGAACAAGCCTATGAACTTGCTGCTGTACGGTCAAAAATGTTTGGTTTTAAGTGGCATGTTGACCACGTTATTCCGTTGAACGGTAAACGTGTTTCTGGTCTGCATGTACCTACAAATTTGCAAGTTGTTCCTTGGTTAGACAACCTCAAAAAGCACAACAAGTTTGAGGTGACGCATGTCTAATCGCTTTGCCAACGGTGCAAAAAGTTTTGGGTTTTGTGATCGTTGTGGGTTTCGTTTTGATCTCAAGAAGCTAAAAAATGAGGTCATCAAAACAAAGCGTACAGCCATAAAATCGTGCCCGCAATGTTGGAGTAAGGATCACCCCCAACTCTTGTTAGGGACCTTCCCAGTCTCGGACCCCCAGGCCATACGTGACCCACGCCCAGATACGAATACTTGGTACGCCTCGGGCTCAACGGCCACAGGCTCGATTGGTGAGGGTAGCCGGGTAATCCAGTGGGGTTGGGCCCCGGTGGGTGGGTCCAGTAGTTTTGATGCGCCCCTGACGCCGAATAGCTTGGTCGGCGTGGGATATGTTGGTACAGTCACGATATCTACCGCTTAAGGAGCGATGATGAAGAAAGACGCAATGGCTGCTCTCCGAGCGCACGCCAAGAAGCCCGCCAGCGAAGCTCACGGCAAAACGCCGGGTTTCAAAAAGGGCGGTCCCACGACGGATGACCGCATGAAGTACGGGAAGAATCTTTCCCGCGCCATGAACCAGGAGACGGGCTGACATCATGGGCAAGATCACAAAGCTGCCGCCTGCCAAGCAGGCATACCCCCAGGAAGCCGAGAATCCTCGGGACATCTGCATGGTGGTGAACAACTTCTCCAAGGAGCCCGCTCCGAAGGCCAAAACGTCTGGCATCAAGCAGCGTGGGTCTGGTGCAGCTACGCGGGGTTTCATGTCTCGTGGCCCGATGGCGTGAGGTGAGTTGTGAATTATTCCGAGTTGAAGACCGCTGTTGAGGATTCGACTGAGAACACATTCTCAGCGACAGACTTTGCCACGCTCACAAAGCTGGCTGAGCAGCGCATCTACAACTCGGTGCAACTCCCCACGTTGCGCAAAACCTCGACGCTGTCTCTGACGGGGCAGAACGTCAACGCGCCCACGGACTTCTTGGCGGCATACAGTCTTGCTGTGGTGCTGGCCTCCGGGAGTTACGAGTTCCTCCTGAACAAAGACGTGAACTTCATCCGCGAGTCATACCCTGACCCTGCGGTAACCGGAACGCCCAAATACTACGCCCTGAACGGCACTACCACGCCGTTGGTTCAGAGATTCTTGTTTGGCCCAACGCCTCCAATATCCCCCCTGCTGTCCGCAGAACTGAACTACTTCTACTACCCAGAGAGCATTGTCACAGCCACCAACACATGGCTGGGCGACAACTTTGACTCCGTGCTGTTCAACGCGGTGATGGTAGAGGCGGCTCGGTTTATGAAACAGGAGCAGGACATCGTGGCAATGATGGACAAGGAATACGGACAGTCCTTGACGCTGTTGAAGAACCTGGGTGATGGCAAGGACCGCCAGGACGCCTATCGCAGCGGACAAGTCAGAACGAAGGTGATCTAAATGGCCCTGGTGCAAACGCTATGCTCTTCGTTCAAACAGGAGTCATGGCTGGGTATCCATGATTTGGATACCGATGTCCTGAAGATGGCGCTCTATACGAGCGCCGCTTCTCTTGGTGCGGACACCACGGTCTATACCGCTACGGGCGAGGTTTCAAGTACGGGCTATACCGCTGGAGGGCAGGTGCTGCTCAATGTGCAAGTCCTGCTTTCTGGCACGACGGCCTATGTCACTTTTGATAATCCCGCCTGGACAGGCGTGAGTTTTACGGCTCGTGGAGCGCTGATCTACAACACCTCCAAGGCTGACCGTGCCATCGCTGTACTGGACTTCGGTGCCGACAAGGTTGCGGGTCCAAACTTCACAGTGCAACTCCCCACGCCCACTGCCACCACGGCGCTCATCCGCTTCGCGTAAGGTAAATCATGGCTACGTATACCTCAAGCCTTCGTCTGGTTCAGCCTGCTGATGGGGCTGCTAACTGGGGGACTACCGTCAACACTGGCCTGACGGCGCTGGTAGATACCTCTGTCGCTGGGACTGCCACGATCACGATGACGGCAGCGGACTACACGCTGTCCACGGCCAACGGAGCGACTGACGAAGCTCGGGCGATGGTGCTGAACCTGACCGGCACCCCCGGCGCGGCGCGGAACGTGATCTGCCCTGCCGTCAGCAAGGTCTACATCGTCTACAACAACACCACGGGCGGCTTCTCGCAAACGATCAAGACGGCGGCGGGCTCAGGCGTTTCAGTACCCAATGGGTATGCGCTGACTGTACGGTGCGATGGAACTAACGTAGTGGCCGTTGGCACTGCGAGCACGGCCATGCCGTTCCTCCAGTCAGGCACCGGCGCTACCACTCGGTCGGTCCAGGCCAAGCTCCGCGATACCGTAAGCGTCAAGGACTTTGGTGCTGTTGGCGATGGGGTTACAGATGACAGCGCTGCTGTTCAAGCGGCCATTAACACGATGACGACGGGCGGGACGCTGATGTTCCCGTTTGGCACATATAAGATCAATACCAGCATCTTGGTGCCGTACAGCAACATCACGATCATCGGGAATGGCTCAACCATTGATGCCACTACGCTGGCTTACAACGGAGCAGTGCGCGGTAGTGGAGCGGTGTTTAGGGTTGTTACACCCAACTCGTTTAATTCGACAACACTGACTGCTACGGCTAATCAAGGTTCGTACACCCTTGCGCTGACATCAGCAACAAACTTTGCTGTTGGACAAATAGTTCGCTGTATTTCTACAGAAGTTCAATATAGGAATAGTACAGCGCTTGCCTACTACTGCGACGTAAACAAAATTGTTAACGTTTCAGGATTAAACCTTACCCTTGAGTCCCCGCTTCAATATACGCTTACGGTGCCATCGTACACGGTTAATGTACGGAGTGTATTGCCTATAGAAAATATCTCTATAAGCGGGTTTAATATGTTGGGCGGTGGAGTACGAGCCACACCGCTTGGAAATGGTTTAGGTCCTTGCGGGATTTACGGACAAGGCGTAGAAAACATATCAGTAAAGAATTGCAGGTTCTACGGATTTCAGGGGATCGCTGTTTATGTGGAATGGGTGCAAGACTTTACGGTGTCCGATTGCTATTTTGAAGGCGTTGATCCAACCGTTGTAATTACCGAGGGGCAGAATAGTGGTTTCTACGCCGCATATGCTGTTTATGCGCGGCGCGTGATATTTACCAGATGTGTGGGTCAGAGAGTTCGCCATCTTTATGACGGATTTATGGCCTTTCAGTTTGTACAATCAGACTCAGTAGCAAGCAACACTCACAGGGCTGCATTTGGCTCTCATGAGAATACTTACGACTTAGACATTGTTGGGAACGTGTCTTATAGCTGTTACGCAGGGGTAATTCTGCGGGCTTTAACTGCTAACTTAACAGGAAATACTTTTACTGCTGGGACTGACAATAACCCAAACTGGGTAGGGTTTACAGCTAACTTGGCTATTACCATGAGCCTAATGCTGTACACAGACCCTGGTCAAGCAAGATTTGTTATTAGTAGCAACAGAATCTATTCTTACGGCACAGGCACTGGAGCATTTGCTGGCGTTGCGTCCTTTGATCAACTTGTTATATCTGATAATCTTTTTGTTGGCGGCAATCCGTCAATACAGTTTAACAACGCCGACATAAACCTGAACAACGTAGTTATAACAGGCAACAACTTTTTGTTTGACGGCTCAGTAGCAAATACCAGTGCTATTGGTATGGCTCAGGCTATTAACGGCACGTTAAGAAATTGGGTTGTATCAGAAAATACCGCAAGAAATCATACATTCCAGTTACTTAGTATGTATGGTTGCAATAACGTTACAGATCCTGCGGATTGCATAAAGATCACGGACAATTTGTCATTGGTTCAGCCGGGATCTGCACAGGCGGCTATAAATCTAAGGTCATTGGGTTACTACGGCGATAACATAGTCATCCGTGGAAATTCACAATGGGGTACTACTAATAGTGTTCCGACTGTAAGTGTTTGCTCCGGGCAAACATACAGGCTGCGTGGCTTCCCTGTTGTTGAGCTAAACGACGAAACGCTTAAAACAAATCAAGGCAACCGCGCTGTAATTTACGCCTCGTCAACAACTCCTACGGCGCTTGATAACGCGACACTTTTCCGTGGTTCAATAATTGAGAACACTGCATCTTCCGCAGGCGGGCCTAATTACTGGGTAGTAACTACGGCAGGAACCAACGGCACCATTACTGGTGTGACCGGAGCCATTACTGCTGGCACAAACACTCTTACGTTGTCTGGCAACGATGAAACCAAAGTGTATAGCGGCAGCTTCATTTCTGTAGCGGGGGCGGGGGCGGCACTTGCAAACGTTAGGGTGGTCAGTATTGACGCAACGTTTACTACAGCTACCTTGGCAGCTAATGCTTCCATTACTGTTACCACAGCAGCAGTCAACCGCGTTAACCCTGTGATTTCTGCCGGGGCCAACTTGGTTTAACATGACCAACACCCAACTCATCCTCGCCGCCCTGCGCTCGCGCACGGTGCAGTTTTCCATCGCTCTTGCGGTGCTGTCGCTGCTGCAGGGCTTCGTCCTTCAGCTTCCGATCCCCGCCTGGGGCCACGCCATCGTAGGCAGTGTCGTCGCGGTGTGCATCGTGATCCTGCGGGCCATCACCACGCAGCCTTTGTCGGAGAAGTAAATGCTCCCCATCGTTGCATCCATCGTTTCAGGTCTGATCTCTAACGGTCTACCCAAGATCGCTGACGCCGTTCTGGAAAAGGGTGTGGACTACGTTGAGCAAAAGCTCGGCGTGGCGCTCAAGCCCGAGGATGAGATGAAGCCCGAGGATGTCAAGGATCTTCGGGAGCGTGCCATGCAGCACGCTGAGTTCATGGCAGAGCTTGACGCCAAGGACCGTGCAAACGCCCGTGATCGTGAGATTCAGATCTCCACGAACGACAAGGCCCCGCTGATCAACAAGATTGTGACCCCGGTGCTGGCGCTTGGCGTTGTATCGCTGGCGTTTGCTCTGTTCGGTGTCCTGCTCTTCATTGAAGTCAAGCCCGAGGCCAAGGACATCCTGATCTACGTCTTGGGTGTACTGTCTGCTGCGGTGACGCAGATCCTGTCCTACTACTTCGGTTCTAGCCAGGGCAGCAAGGACAAGAGCGAACTCCTCAAGGAGCAGAAGTGATCACTGAGCAGCACCTGTCTGCTGCAGGGGTGAAGAACCCCGGTGAGTGGCTTGCTGCCATCCAGTCGGCCTGCGCTGAGTTCCAGATCAACACGCCCAAGCAGGTCGCTGCCTTCATTGCCCAAACCGCCCATGAGAGTGCCGGGTACACCCGCCTGACGGAAAGCCTGAACTACAGCGCCGAGGCGCTGATGCGTGTGTGGCCCAAGCGCTTCCCCACCAAGACCGTTGCCGACGCCTTCGCCCGTAAGCCAGAACTGATTGCCAATCAGGTGTACTCAAGCCGCATGGGTAACGGTCCCGTGCAAAGCGGTGATGGCTGGAAGTTTATCGGCAGAGGACTTAAACAACTTACGGGCAAAGACAACTACACTCGCTGTGGAAACGCGCTTGGTTTCAATCTGGTCGAGAGCCCGGAGTTACTCCTCCTGCATGTGGGCGCTGCACGTTCAGCGGGCTGGTTTTGGAGTGTAAACGGCTGCGCTGCCCTGGCCGACGCAGGACAATTTGAGCAGTTGACCAAGCGGATCAACGGTGGTCTCATCGGACTTGCAGATCGTAAGGCGCGGTACGACCGGGTGTTGGCGATAGGAAACTGATATGCCGCTCAAAAAGCTACAACTCAAACCCGGAGTCAACCGAGAAGGAACGCGTTACTCCACGGAAGGCGGGTGGTTTTCGTGCGACAAGATCCGCTTTCGCTCAGGGCAACCTGAAAAGATTGGTGGCTGGCAGCAGGTTACGAACAGTCAGTTCCTTGGTATCTGCCGTTCACTGTGGGCATGGTCATCGCTTGGTGGCGCGAAGTACGTCGGGCTTGGGACGAATCTAAAGTACTACATTGCGCTTGCTAATGGCGGTATATATAACGATGTTACTCCGATCCGGGCAGTCACTGCTCCGGGAGATGTGTCGTTTTCTGTGACGGTAGGTTCAAACATCATGACCGTGACAGATGCAGGTCATGGCTGCATAACAGGAGACTTTGTTACTTTTAGTGGGGCCACAGGTTTTGGTGGTAACGTCACCGCCGCAGTTATTGACCAAGAGTACCAAGTCACGGTCATTGACGTGAATACGTACACAGTCATCCTTCCTGTTGTGGCAAATGTGGCTGACAGTATTTACTTGGACCTTGACTTTGTAACTCCAGAATATGAGATTTGGGAAACTGCAGAGACAGCGGTAGCAACGTATCAAATCAACGTAGGAGCCGAAATCCAGACTGTGCTTTCCGGCTGGGGGGCTGGAGGCTGGGGGGCTGGCGGTTGGGGCGTTGGAGTTACAAGTGCTTCCTCCATCCGCATCTGGAACCATGACAATTTTGGTGAAGACCTGATCTTCGGCCCGCTCGATGGGCCAATGTACTATTGGGATCAATCAGCCGGTTTAACAACTCGTGGTGTGGCGCTGTCTTCCCTGTCGGGGGCGTCAGATGTTCCCACGGTGCAGCATCTTTTGACAGTATCTGACACTTCTCGGTTTGTGTTGGCGTTCGGCTGCAACGATTACGGCAGTGCAACCCAAGACACTATGTTGATCAGGTGGTCGGATCAAGAGAGTGCGGTGAACTGGACCCCTGTGGCAACCAACCAAGCGGGCAGTGTGCGCTTGTCTCACGGCTCAAGAATTGAAGCTGTTGCTCAGGTTCGCCAAGAGTTCTTGGTGTGGACTGATACCGCCTTGTACTCCTTGCAGTACCTCGGCCCGCCGATTGTCTGGGGCACGCAGCTTCTTTCAGACAACACCTCCATCGTTAGCGACAGAGCCTGGGCCACTGCCGCAGGCGTTACTTACTGGATGGGTAACGGCAAGTTTTATCGCTATGACGGGCGTGTTGAAACGCTGGTCTGCGATCTCAGGCAGTATGTCTTTAGTGACTTAAACGTAAATCAGTCGCAGCAAATTTTTGCGTCTACCAATGAACAGTTCAACGAGATCTGGTGGTTCTACTGCTCTGCAAGTTCCACGGTTGTAGACCGCTATGTAATCTACAACTACATTGAGAAGGCTTGGTACTACGGCATGTTGGGCCGCACTGCGTGGATTGACACTAGCGTCTCAAGTGATGTGCCGATGGCAACGGACTACAACAGGCGTTTGCTCAACCAAGAGACGGGCATAGATGACAACGCTACCACCACGACCTTGCCGATTGAAGCCTACATCACATCATCTGAGTTTGACATTGATGATGGTCACAACTTGGGCTTTGTCTGGCGGGTTATCCCTGACGTAAATTTCACGGGGTCCACGGCTGTTAGCCCGACGATGAATCTGACGCTGCTGCCTTTGCAGAACTCAGGCTCAGGGTATACCCGAGGCGTTGTGCCGGTTCCTTCGGTAACGTCTGATATGTCGGTAGCTGGAGAGAACTCTTTCCCGGTAGTGCGCAG